GCGGTGAAGCACTAGCGCAGCCTTGAAAATTTGCCAGTCGTTCGGGTCCTTGAGCGGGGTCAGAGTATAGGACCCGTCGGGCTTTAAGTGCACGCAATAGCGGTCGCGGAGCCGGCGCCCGGTTTCCTCCGCGTAGGCCTCGCCGTATGCCGCTGTTTGCGGTCCGACGGTTTTCGGCACCGCCGCGGTGCTTTTGGTGTCCACGAGGCGGTTCGAGCGACCCCACGCCAGAACCGTGTCGAGCGTGCCGGCGAAACCGTGCCGGGCGGAATACACGCGCCGCTCCGACTCGATCACGACGGCGCCGACGTCCTCGAGGAACTTCGCCCACGCCCGGACGTACGGTTCGAGCACCGGATCCAGCGCGGCCCAGTCGAGCCGCTCCTCGTTGTGCAGATGGCACGCCAAGTGCACGTGCGTGCCGAGCTCGGCGGCCGCCGCGAGGATGGCCGGGTCAACAAACTGCAGCCCGCTGTACGGGTCGAGGACCGACGTCACGCCCGGGACCTTGACGCCGTCCACCCGGTAGGTGTGCGACTCGTCCTCGAAGTGCAGGCCGTCAGCGGCGGGCACGGTCGCGAATCCAGTCGAGCGCGCCGTTCATCTTCGGCTTCTCGAGGTCGCCGAGGTCGTTCAGCTCGAAGTGCGCGAGGAACTCGCTCGCCGCCACGTTGCTGTCCTGCAGCCGATGTTTCAGCAGCCCGATTTGCTTCGGCGTGATCTTCGGCGCGCCGCCTTCCTGGCTGTCGGCCGCCGGCGAGCTCGTCGCTTGTGGCGCCGCGGTGCGTGGCTTTATGTTTCGCGTGTCCTCGGCGGCCGCTGCCGGGTGCAGCGTGCCGTCCTCGTCCTCATAGTCCTGCACGAAAATGTCGGACGCGGCCAGCGCCGTGAGCGTGAGGTCAATCTGTGCGCGTTTCTTGGCCATTTTCAGGATCGTGTTCGCGAGGTCGGCCGGGTTCTGCCTGACCTGTTGCGTCCGCTTGACCACTCGTTCTCCGCGACGGTCGCCCCATTCGCTGCTGTACTTGATGCGGCGCCGATCCTCGTCGGCCTCGTCGAACTCCTCGTCGCAAACGGCCGCGCGCCACTTGTACTTTTCCTCGCCGGTCGAGCACTCGCCGACGCCGGCGCCGACAACGAGGCCGGTCGGTATGTGCCGGCCCCGGAGGATGATCCGGTACCGAATCTCGTCGCGCGTGCTGAGGTCCTCGACCTCGGGCTCGACGGCGATCCGGAAGGTTGACAGGAGGACCTCGCTCCCGGCTTTGAACAGTGACGGCTTGCCGCCGCTCGTGACCGTGCCGTAGTGCTCGCCGGGTTTCATCACGGCGCGCATTACCTCCTGCACGTGTTTGACCTGCGCTTTGATTTCGACGGCGGTCAGGGTCGGCGCACTCGCCGCCGCCGTCACAAGGGCGCCGCTCGTGGGTTCGCTCATGCTGTTTCTCCGTTGCTGATACGTGCGCACCGCGCACGCTTGAAAGGATGGCATGGAAGTGCCCGCCGGGACAAGACGCCCCGACGGGCGGCCCGGTGGCAAACCGGGCGTGGCCGCGATTATCCGCACGGCCAACGGAGGACGCTGTTCCTATAGGACGGCCAGAGCCACGAGGAGGAGCGGTGCCACGCTCCCCGCAATGATGCCGGCGCAGATCAGCCGGCGGACCCGTCTCGGGAGCTGTCGGTCATAACCGAGAGCGTCCCGAACCATGAGGATTGCGCTCGGCTCGCTCATGCGCCCACCGCGGCATAGTAGCCGACGGCCTCGCAGCGGAAGCGGAAATTGCCCATGTGGCGGATCGTCGGGCGGCAGCCCGCGAAGAACTCGACGGCCGCGTGCATCAGCTCGACCTCGAACGCCGACGTGTTCGCGTCGGTGCTGGTCGTGAAGTCTGCCGCGATCGGGTTCTTCCAGTTCGTGCGATCGGCGACGCGATCGAAAGCGTCGTGGAGCTGGCCCCACGTCACCCGCTCGCCGAGTACGGTCGCGACGACGGTCGCGCGCATATCAGCGCGGAGCTTCGCGTCGTCGTCTGCTGTCCAGGTCCTTGTCGTTGCCATGATGTCCTCCGGTTTCGTTGCGTCGGTTTGCCCGCCGACGGTTTCTATCGTGCCCGAGGCGCACGGCCGGCGCCGTGATGCCCGTCACGTTTTAGCACTCTGAGCACGAACGCCCCGGACGCCCCACCGCCGACCGCGGCGTTGCCGTACCGGCGCAGTTGCTTGCCGATGTCGCGCGCGGCGCTGGCGTCCAGGTCGTTGTTGTCGAGGAACGCGCGAAGCGGGCCCTGCCAGAGCCGACGCCGCTCGTCGTATAGGACGACGGTCGGGCCCTGGCGGTTCATCGCGTGATGTCCTCGCCCAGGATGCGCTCAGCCTTCGCGATCAGCTCGGCCCGATCCGCGCGGAACGGTACCGCGGACTTCCACTCGCGGCGCGCATACAGGCCCGCGGGCGTTTCCATGCTGCCCGCCGGGATTCTCCAGACCTCGTTCCACTTGTCGCCGTCGAACAGCTCGATGACGGCCGAGCTCTGGTTGGCGTAGGCGTCCGACTCTATGCGAATCCGGACCGGACGCCCCTGTTCAGTCTTGAGCAACTCCAGAAACTTGACGCCCTGGCTACTTTTTGAAATGTCGGGGTTCATCGTGGCTCTCCTATGATGCAAAAACGGCAAGCGCGCGGGTTCTGGAACTCGGCCGGGTACTGGTGGCCGGTGAACTCGAAGCCGTCGTGGGCGCGGTCCTCGACCGCTTCGTCGGTGTGCTTGTCGCAGACGACCTCGATGTCGTCGCGCCGATCGCACCCGCTCGTGTCACTGAACTGCAAAACCAAAATCATGTGCCTGCCCTCCGTTAGCTGATTGCGTCGAGGCCGTCGAGAACCCGAATGCGGGCGTCCTGTTCGCTCTCGTCCTTGCCGATTACGCTCGAAACGATCAGGTCGACGAGCACGTCGCGGGTATGCGCAAGCGTGCCGACGTGACCCCAGTCCTTGTGCTTGGTTTCGTTCGCGTTCTGAGCGCGCGCGGCGATCAATTTCGTTAGCTTCTCGATTTCGCCGGCGTAGGTCCGGCAGCGTTCGTCGATCGCCTGTTGGTTTCTGCTTGTCATGATGTCCTCCGTTTGTGGGTCGGGTTTGCCCTCCCGACGAGTCCTATTAAATGCTCCTTGCGCACGAATGCAAGTGAACCGCGTCACACTTTCGCGCGGGCTTTTTCGGGAATTCTGCCGAAATATCCAATTTTTACCGGGTAAAAACCGGGTAAAAACCCGGGAAAATTCGGGATCCGGCCCCGGCGGCGCTGGCGGTGGCTGTCCGCGTCCGTCCGCGGCCCTTGCTCAGAACCGTGCGGCCGGTGCATGATTGCGCCCGTGGAGGATCACGCCAGCCAGGAACGACCCGAAACCCGTCTCCGCGAGGAGCGGAAACGCCGCGGGCTTTCGGTGAAGCACGTCGCCGACGAGGTCGGATACGACCCCTCGAACCTGAGCCGGCTCGAACTCGGGCACCATACGCCGCCCCGGCACATTGCCCGGGCCTTGCACGCCTTCTACGGCGGCCAGGTTTCGCTGGCCGACATCTACGACCCGCTCTACCGCTTCGAGGTCGGGAACCGCACCCGCGAGCGGTGAGCTCGTTCCCGCACTCGCCGGCGTCGATCGCCTACCTCGCGGCGCTCGTAGCGCTCGAGACTCCCCTGGTCGGCAGCCGCGCCGAGCTCGCGCCGCCAGAGCTGAAACCGGAAAGGGCCGCGCCAGGTTTCCGGCCGAAGTCGCACGGCTACCGCGCCAGCAAACGCCCGAGCAAACTCGCGCGGGTACTCGCCCGGCGCTGCTGATCGACTCGATCGATTACCACCGCCGGCAGCGGTAGTCGATCGACTCGTGGCCGAATTCGGCCGAATCCGGAAAATTCGACCGCCTGAGAAGCTCTGTGTGCCACGATCGCGGGTCGGGCCTTCCCGTGGCATTGCCTCGACGGCGTTCTTATGTCTCCTCCGGCCCTCGTTTCGCGTGGCGTGATTTTCGGAGGTTCGCCCGGATGCGTTTCAGGTGCGCGGCGACGTGCTCCGGGGTGGCGGCCTGCACGTCGCCGAGGATCGGCAGCTCGCGCTGGCGGGGTGGTGTCCCCCCGTCCTGAGCGACGGCCCCGCCATGCGGGGCGGGGTCGGTCGCGCTCTTAGGGTTTAAAGATGGGTTTGGGTGACAACACGTGTCACTACTTCGGGGCGCCCGTGTCACTAGTTGCCCATCCAGTTGTGGACAACTCGGGCTTTTATCCACCGAGTTATCCACAGGGATGCGTACGCGGGTGAGGGTGGTCCGGCCGCCTCGGCCCTGCACGCCCTGACCTGGTAGCCGCTCGAGGTAGCCACGGTCGACGAGCTCAGCGACGTGACGGCATACCGTGCGCCGATCCTTGCCCGTGTCCGACTCCAGCCGGCCGAGACTGACCGAGCACTCGCCGGCGCGGTTCAGATATTCGCGCAGCGCCCAGGCTGTCCTCGTTACGTGGTCGCCGAGTTCGGGATCCGCGAGCACCGCCCGGGCCCACCGGTCGCGAAGCTCGGGCACCGCCCGGGGTTTTGCAGGTTTCGCCGCACCATAGACGGCCCGCCGGGCGTGGTAGACTTGCGCCACGGGTTCTCCTCGTTGCTGAGTGTTCAAACAGAGCCCGCCCCACGGCCGTGCAAGGGCCACCGAGAAGGCCGGCGCAATTCCCCCGCGCCGGCCTTCCGTTTTACAGAACCCGAGAACGCGCGACAAGTCTCGCCAGCTCCAGCGATGGTTTGCGTTATCCGTGCGCGTATCGCATGATTGAAGCCCGGAAGTTACTCGGAGAATGCAATGGGTGAGCTCGTGATTTTGGTCGGCTGTGCCGTCCTGGCTGTTGCGATCGTTCGCGGATTGCGTCCGATTTTCGGCCGGTAAAAGCCGGGGCCCTTGCGGGCCCCGACACATCATCAGCAACGATGAGGGGCCGCCCGGAAGTTCGGCCCGGTAATCAGCATACGGAGAACCACTTAGCATGACAACGCAAAAAGCGCGCGGCGCGCTTCTCCTCGCCGTGTTCGTGAGTTTGCCGGCGCTCGCCGGTTTCGAGTACGACCCGCCAGATCCAGCACCGACGGAAACGACAAGCGCGGCCGATGCCGCGGCGGCTGCTGCTGCGGCTGCCGCCGCACAAGCCGAGGCTGCAGCGCGAGCTGCGTCCGCTGCTAATGCCGCGGGCATCGGCGTGGGCGGCGATGGTGGTCAGGGAGGAGCCGGCGGTACCGCATCGCCGATTGTGTCGCCGACGATGTCCCCGACCGTATCGCCGACGATGTCCCCGAGCGTCGAGAGCAACTCGCGGGTGTACTCGTTCGGATTCTCGCCGGCCGCACGCGCTGCCGACTCGGACGGTTGCCACGAGTCGTGGGGCGGCAAGGACGGGACGCTGGTCAAGACGGGCGGCCGGAACGTAATCAACGAGCCGTGCCTAAAGTTTGAACAGTGCATGGAGCGGGTCGAAACGTATCGGGCCCTCGGCCTCGTCGAGTACGCCGTGGCGCAGCTCGCGCACCCTGACTGCGGCGGGCTGCCGCTTGGTGCCGACCTGCCGCCGGTTGTTGTCGTGTCTGCCGCTCCGGATCCTGCACCGTCGTACGTGACGCGCGAGGAGTTCGATCGCGCCGTCGAGGAGCTCAGCACGAAATGAGCAAAGCACCCGCCAAAAAAACGAGCCGGCGCAAACTCGTGCCGGAGTTCGAGCTGCCGCCGATCCTGCTCGCCGCCGTCGGTGAGTACGTCGGCGCGCGGCGCCTCGGCAAGCTCACAAGCGAACAGCGCGGGCACCTTGCCGACCTCGCGAACCGTACAGCCCGCGACGTGGGCGCGATCCTCGAGGGCACCTACGTGCCACCCGATCGCGTGACGGCCAAGCTCAGGGTCGAGGAGCTCGAGCGCGAAGCCGACGTCACCGACTAACCGAGAGAGAGCGGCCAGAGAGCCGCACGAGGGTGACTGGCCCGGGCGGGTGTCCGGGCCTTTTTTTGCCCGCGCTAAGCGTAACTGGTGAACCCATCCGGCAGATATTGCGGGATGACGAGCTTTACACGAATCGGGCCGTTCGAGTCGGTCCAGCACCCGATCGGAATCATATTGTTGGTCAAACCTGACGGATAGATCGCGCAGCCGACGCCGCCGGCGTTCGGGTCGCCGCCCTCGGCAACGCCGGCGATCGGCGAGAGCACGTCAAACCAGACGCCGTTCCGGTGTGCCCAAAAAAAGCCCGTGTCGTAATCAGCCGCGAAGCCAATCCGGTCGCCCGCTACTGGCGGGTCTTGGCTGTCGGTGTAGTTGGTCACGTTGCCGGAAATGTTTCGCGTGAACCGCCAGCGCGTGATGGTCGAGAACGTATACCACTGAATCGACGCGCCCGACGTGTGCGAGTAACTCATCGAGTACGCGCCGAGGTTGAAAAACGCCTCCGACGTTCCAATCGCAAAATACCGGTCGAGGTCGGCCTCCTCGGGAAATTCGAGAATTTCCCACTCCTGGTAGTACTTGCCTGTCAGCGCGTCCCACGTATTGAAAAAAGCGGCGGGGTCCTGCGTCGGATCGACGTAGGCGCCCATATTGGAAATGCCCGCGAAGTCCGCCTCGTACAGGTCAACGATTTCGGTGTTCGAGTCGTTCGCGTTTTTCGTAAGAAACACCGCCGGATCGACCGGAGGAGGCTCCGGTGGTGGCGTGTATGTGACCGTGACCGAGCCGCTCCAAACGAACGTGGCAGAGAACGCGACGTGGCCGTTGTGCTCGCCGTGATACTCGAGCGATGTCAGGAACGCGCCGTCGGTCGGTGCCTCGGTGTATCCCGTGATTGCGTGCTCGATCACGAATTCGGCGAGCGTGTTCCCCTCGAACTCCTCGAGCAGCACGCCGTAGTTTTCAGACGTCGCAACGCCAGCCACGGAAACTTGCTGCGCGAGAAGATCAGCGCCGCGAATAAACCGGAAGCCGTTGTCCTCGCCGTCGGTTTCGTCGATCGGGTTCGCGGTGCGCGAGACTGATTTCGTCCGAACGGCCGCGATCAGCGCGCCGCGGAGGTACACCTTGAGAAGCCGCCCCGGGTATCCGATTTCGCTCATGGTGTCAGTTTATCCGCGGCCCGAGGATTGTCCCCTCGACCGAGAAGATCACGTACGAATCGCCGTTGACCGCGGGGCCCGCGTCGCCGCCCGCGCCTGCCGTGGCGGCACCCGACGGCGTTTCACCGTCCTGACCTGGATCGCCGCCGTCGCAAGTGAACGAGTTCGAGCCGCCGTCGCCGCCAGCGGTCACCGTGCCGTCGTCGCCGTATGCCGCCGGGATCAGAGCGCGGCCGCCTGGCGCGAACGTCTGATTGCCGAACTCGTCCTCGGAGTAACCGGCACCGCCACCGCCGCCGGCAGTCTCGAGGCCGTTCTCGAAGCCACCGCCACCGCCACCGCCGCCCGCGATGGTGCCGTTGTTCTCGATCGTGATAACGGCGCGCGTGTAGATGCCCGTGCCGCCGTTGATGCCGTCGCCCTCGCCGAGGTCCGGCCAGTTGCCGCCGCGGCCACCGCCGGCCCTGATTTGCCCGTTATTGATCAGGCAGAGCTCCGGCGTCTCGGGCCAGTCGCCGACGTTCACGGCGAACTGCTCGTCGACGAAGTTCTGCACCGCGTCGAAGTAAAAGCCGCCGTCGCCATAGCTCGCGATCACGGCCGCCGTGTAGTACTCGGCGCCAGCCGGCGCGGTGCCGACGACTACGAACTCAGTCCAGACGCCGAAGCACGAATAGCCGTAGAGCAGGCTGCCGTACGTCGTGCCGATTTGGCTCAGCGCGCCGTCGTACCACTTGATCGCCAAGCGAATGTGCGGAGCGTCCTCGGTGGCGCCCCACCCGCCCGGCGCTCGAGCGAACGCCCGGAAGCCTGCGCCCTCGCCCTCGGTGATCGGGGTCCGTGCGTCGTTCGTCAGGCTGCCCGACGTGCCGTTCGGGTTTGACGTGAAGCCGAGAGTGCCGACGCGCGTCCCGGTGTATGCGTTCTCGTATTCCACGCCGACTTGGTGCGAGCCTGAGCCCGAGAACGTCCACCCGGTGTCGCCCTCCTCGAAGTCCGGATTCTCGAGGTCGGCCGCTTCCGACGGCGGCTCGGCCGCGTTGAAGTCGCGCCACGGCGTGCCGATGTACACGCCCGACTCAATCACAAACGTGACCTTGTCGTACTCGGTCGGCGCGGTGTAAATCTGGTCGTACAGGTCGCGCAGGTTGACGTTGATCGTGCTCTCGCTAATAAACACGATCTTGTCGCCGGCGAGCTCGCCGAACGTGATTTCCTCGGCAACGATCGCCGTCTTGTCGTCCTGCGGCTCGACCTCCACGACCATGACCTCGACGTCCTCGAGAGCGCCCTCGTCGTCTTGGAGCTCGTAGTGCTGAACCGTCACGCCGGCGCCGTACTCGGGCGCCGTGTCGATCCGCGCGAGGTCGAAGCTCAGCAGACGGGGCGGGTCCCGATAACGCGCCAGCAGGATTTCGTTCACCCGCTCCGCTGCCGTGCGGTTCGTCTGCAAAATCCACCGGCTGTAGACCTGGTGGATTGCGGCCTGGCTGTACTCGTCCTCGGCCTCAAAATCGACGTCGATCGCGAGGCCGCCGTAGCTCGTGCGCTCGTCGAGCGGCAGCAGCGGGTTGCGCAGCCCGTAGAACGTCCAAGCCTGGGAGACGCGCTTTTTCAGCTGTTCCTTCGATCGAAACGAGCGGGACAACATGCGGTCCGTGTCGTAGAAGTTGCTCGCAACGATCGGGCGCAGCACGCGCAGCCGCACGAGCTGGTCGATTGTGTCGGTCCAGATCACGAGAGCGGCCTGCTCGATAATCTCGTCGATCAGTTTCCGCACGCTCGTGGGCTCGGCGATTTGCGCCGAGTACAGTCGGCCGAGATTGTTGTCGACCTCCAGTTGCCAATCGCTGAGCGGGAGCCAGCTCGAGTCGATATCGGTGTAGCCGGTCAGCAGGTCGTAGATGATGTCGGCCACGCTCTCGCCGTCGTACTCGAGCACGAGCTGCACGCGCTCCTCGGCCGAGTGCTCCACCGCGTCGGTATTGCTCTCGCCGCGGACGGTAAGGGTCATCACGTCGCCAATTCGCGTGAAGCTGCAAACCTCGCTGCCACCGATCGCGACCTTGCCCGAGGCCGGGTAGTCGATGTCGCCGATCCCGCTCGGGAGCAAGGTCACGGGGCCTGTACCGGTGCCGATCGCGTCCTCGAGGATGCCGCCCGAGGCGGCCGGGGCCTGAGCTCGATCGCCGTCGAGGAACTTCAGCGCGTCTTTCGCCACGATCGTGTACACGCCACCCGCCGGGCCCGCCGTCGATTCGACGACGTAGTGCCGGGTTTCCATCGTGGACGGGTCCTGCCCGACAACGCCGCGCCGGATGCGCAGCGCCGCGCCGACGAGTACCGGATACCGAGCGCGGAAGCGGCCGAAGAACGTCCCCTGCTGCATAGGGTTGAAGTTGCGGTCGGCCAGATACTTGTCGAAACCGGCGTCGGTGTGCAGGCAATCCGTGAACGTGATCCGCACCGACTCACGCTTGCCGAGGTCCACGCCCGGGTTGAGCTGTTGCGGCGTGAAGTCGATCGACGACAAGGCCGGGATCCCGAAGAACGCATCGACGGCGGCGCTCGGGCGCATGAATCGCACCGTCAGCGGCGACGGCGTGAAGTTCGCCGGGTCCTGGCACGTGCGCCGGCTGTTGTAACACTTGCGGGTGCCCGTGACGTCGATCGCCGCCTCGCACGGCGCGCTGCCATACGTCAGATCGCAGAAGGGCACGTCGAGCTCGACGATCGTGACGACGTCCACGCCCTCGAGCTCCTACCGCTGGCGCCGGCGGTGGTCGACCACCGTCGCGCGTGTCGGTGCGCCGCGAGTCATTCGACGATTCCCTGAATCGCGGCGTTCCACTGCATCATTCCGTTGGCGCGCTGGTTTGCGGGATTCACGTCACCCATCGCCCAAACGAACCCGACCTCGGCCGGGTATGCGGCGGGGCGCCATGCCCAAAAGAATGCGCGGTCGGCTATTGAGTCGATAAACGGCTGGATCTCGGTCCGCATGGTGTCCGGTTCCATGTTCTCGAGGTCGATCGACGTCTCGTAGAACTGCCGGCGGATCACGCGGCCGAGGTATTGACCCGACTCGCTGCGGTTCGTCGAGACGACCGATTTCAGGCCGAAGGGCAACGGCGTGTGGCCGACGTAGATCCGGCGCTCGAGCGTCAGGATTTGCCCGAGGTAAACGACGGCGATTTCGATTGCCTCGGATGCAGCGCCAAGCGAGAGCCGCCAGTACTGATACGACACGGGGTCGAACTCGTGCACGATGATGCCGTCGTCGGTCGGCGCCTGGGGTCCGGCGACTGAGGTCCAGTCGACGCCGTTCGCGCTGCCCTCGAGCTCGTAGGTCGCGCCCACCGTCCCGAGGTTATGCCGTGCGATGCCCACGTACGAAAGTTCGGCAGCGGCCGAGAGCGTGAACGTCAGGGTTTGCGCGGACGTGTCAGCGGCGACCCAGTACAGGAACGTGAGGTCGTTCTGCAGGTTCGTGACCGGGAAGCCGGTCGCCGCGCTCGAGGCGGCCGCGCTCGCCGATTCGACGACGTTGTGGTAGCCGATGCGCGGGTTGTTCGGATCGACGGGGTCGGTCGGTAAAACGATCATGGCGGCCCCTATGTGATCACGAGCTTGGCGCCGTCGTCGAGTGCGTCCTGAATCGACTCGATCAGGCCGCGCACCGCTTTGCCGGTATACAGCGACGCCGGGTCGAGGCCGTTCAGCGTGATGACCTGGCCACCGCCGCCGGCGCCACCGGCGCCGCCGACGTTGCTCACGGGTGTGCCGGCCGTGCCGCCGGCCAGTGACGGCGCAGCGCCACCGCCGCCGCCGAACTGCGCCGACTTGATCGCGTTCACTTGCGCGAAGCCGGCCGCGGCCTGAGCGGCAGCCATCGCAAACGAGATGGGCGGCGGGTACGCGGCGAGCGCTTTCGTCACGCCCTCGTACGTCGCGATTATGGCGTTCGCGATGCCGGCCGCCTTGTTCAGCTCGAACATTTTCCGCGAGTGCTGCGCGACGCCGGCAGTCATTTGCGCCAGCGCGCCCGACACAATTCCGACCTGAGCCTGCCAGCTCGCAGCCTGAAACCGCTCGAGGTCCGTCGCGCTCGCTTCGCGGATCGCGGCCAGCCGATCGGCGTGCTCCTGCTCGAGCGCTTCCCGCAGCGCCATGTACTCCTCGTCGAGCACCAACCCGTCCTCGTGGAACTTTTCGAGCTCCTCGAGGCGGTCGGCATGAGCGGCGGCCTCGAGCTCGACCTCGCTCATTGTGAACTCGCGCAGCGCGTCGAGCCTGGCGGCCATGCGTTCGCGCTCGCGCCTGGCTTTTTCTTCGTCGGCCGGATCGACCCGGTCTACGCCACCGCCCACGACGCCGGGCATTTCGCGGAGCTCGCGCCGTGCGCGGTTCGTTTCATCGGCAGCCTTCGCCGCGTTCTCGCGGACGGCCTGCAGGAACCCCTCGACTTGCGTGCTCGGCATCGGCTGCATTGCCATTTCGTGCAGCTCGCCGCGCAGCTCGCCGACGCGGTTCCGCATATCGTTGGCCATGCCCTTGAAGCCGTCGTAGAACGGCGAGCCCGAGAACGGGTCCAGCCTGGCGATATCAACGCCCGGGAGCTTGTTCAGGCTGTCGATCGTGTCGTTGACGAGGTCCGTCACCGTGTCGGTGACTTTCGCGACCGCGGTCAGAGCGATTTCGCCGACGGATACCATTGCCGCGCCGAATGCGTAGCCGATCAGTTGGGCGCCCTTGAGCACGACCTGCAGGCCGTGAATAACGTCGGCAACTTTCGACATTCCACGTATGCCGCGCTCGGATGCCTCGGACATCGCGTCGCGGAAGCCTTCGGAGTCCGCGGTCAAGTCCTGCAACCGGTTGCTAATCTCGACGATGAACGGCGCGAGCACCACGGCCAGCTGATTCTTCACCGCCTCGATTTGCTGGCCGATCTTGAAGAACGCGTCCTCGGCGGCCAGGAGCTGCTCGACTTCGATATCGCTCAGGATGCGCCCGGCCTTCTCGGCCTCGTCGGCAATCACCGCGAGCTCGGCGCCCTGGTCGCGTAGCAACGGGATCAGTTGCGACGAGTCCGACGCCATCGCTTCCATGAAAAACACGAACTGGTCCTGCGACACGTTCGCGCGCTGGAGGCTGTCGACGTACTTTTGGAGGACCTCGGGGCCGCTCAGGTTGCGGAACTCGTTCGCCGTGACGCCGATCCGCGGCGCGATTTGCTCGAAAAAGTCGAGCATCGGACCGCCGCCGGTGGTCAGAAAATCGCCGACCCGATCCTGGGCATCCTTGAAAATGTCGGCGAGCTTCTCCTGCTCGATACCGACGCGCCGGGCGGCCTCGGCCTGGCGCTGGAATTCGACGAACGTCGTCCCCGACAAGTCGCTCAGGATTTGCAGCTCGCGCGCGGCATCGGCCGAGGTTTTCGTGATGTGAAGCGCGATCGCTGCGCCCGCGGCAACGGCACCCGCCGCCAGCTTGCCGGCGTCGAGCACGAGTTGGGTCATTTTCTTGGAAACGCCGATCAGCTTCGCTTTCGCCGCGTCCATATCGGCGTTGAAGCGGTTCATGACCGCGCCGAGAGTGACCGAGAGTTCGCCTAGATTCATGCGTCGAGCATCCCCCGGAGTTCGTCAAATTCCGACCGTGGCATATGACCGACACGCTCGGCGGGCTTGCGGGCCTCCACGATAGCCCAAAATTCCTGCGGAGACATCGCCCAAAATTCGGACGGCGGGATGCCGAGGACGCCGACCGCTACCTCATAGCACCGGTCGGTCAGTCTTTTTTTTCCGGGTCCTCGCCGCTTTCGGCGGTGTCAGATCCGGGCGCGCCGCCGGCTCGCTTCTCGGCGAGCTCCTCCCGAATGCGGTCGAACTCCTCGTCGGTCATGTGCTTGAGCGTGTACAGCAGCGCGTTCGAGATTTGCGCGACCCAAAGGTAGTACTGCGACGCCGGCGCCGTCATCACGTGCTCGCGTATTTCCTGGCGCCTGTACCCCAAGTTCGGCACGCGCGTGACCCAGTCGCAGATCACGTCGGCGACGTGTCGGCGCTGCACTCCTGCCAGTGACGCGAGCGGGCGGATCAGGTCATCGGCCGAGGCATTGAACGCCCGCTCGACGATTTCGACAACGCGGAAGTCCACGTCGACGGGAACAGGCTCGCCGAACAGGTCGAGCTCCAGAGTTTTGCGCAGCGGCTTGGCCATTCCGGGTGGCCCTCCTGTAGTTGCTGGTGATTAGCTGGCGGTGACGGTCAGAGCTCCAGAGCTCATTAGTTGCGCCGTGAAAGTGACGGCGCCGTTGTACTCGCCGGTGAACTCGAGATTGCCGAGGAAAAAGCCGTGCTCGGCCTCCTCGATCGACCCGTCCGGGTTCTCGATCGTGATGTCCAGCAGGGTTTCGCCGTTCCAATCCTCGAGGAACTCTTGGTAGTTGTTCGAGGTTGCGACGCCCTGAACACTGGCATCGAGGGACCGCATCGCCGGATCGGGAAGAACGACGCGGTTCGAGTCGCTGTCGTCGTTCGTCACGTCTACGGGCTCGCGGGCGTGGGTAGCCGTCTTGGTCCGGACTGCGGCAATCACTTGCCCGTCCTTCCGGATTTTCAAAGCGCGGCCGTTGTAACCGAGTTCGCTCATTTCAGGAGCCCTCCAAAGGTTGACGGATCAGCGTGTAGTTTGCCACGACGAGTTGCCGATCGTTGTCGTCGCGGCCAATAGCGATGATATCCCCGGCGAGGTTGATCCCGATATACCGCCCGGTCCCTATTTCGCGCGCCAGATCGGTGTCGAGCTCAGCCAGCCCGGGCTGCTGCAGGACATCGTACACGGCTTTTTGCACCTCGTACGCCTCGAGGTAGTCGAACGAGCGGGCCCGGACCTGAATCGCCGGCTGCAGGATTTCCGCGCCGTCGATCACGAGCGGGTCGCGCCCGTCGGTATCGTAGAACGTGACCACGTTCGCCGGCTCGGCTG